ACATAATAACGCAAAGTGTCACTTAGTGGGCTGCCGTTGGTCGGTTAGCGGCATATACCCCTCGCAAATATCGGTATCTTTCATGTCTGCCACTGACACGGGCAAATCATAAACCGCCCCAAAGTCCAGCCAGCGATAACACTCCCGGTTAGCGCAATGGCCGGCGCTTGAGCAGAACGTGCGGTCTTTGTGGGTTATCATCGGCTTGCCGCCTGCACTACCTTGCGATAGATAGCTCCATCTGATTCCTTTTCAGCTAACCAATCCGCCTGATACCCGTTCCGATCCGTGATGACAAACTCATACTCCGCCGCGCATCCTGGGTCATCCCATGTCTGCCGCTCTGGCGGGCTGTAATGCGTGATATGCACGCCAGCAGGGATTCCTGCAATGGTTATCTCAAGATCAACCGATAACGCCTTGTGCTGGCTTCTGGCGCGATTAAGCGCGGCCATTGACCGGGATTTAAACAGGCCGGTTTTGTTTGATACTCGTAGGGCTGATTTTGCCCATAATAGGGTTGTCATTTCTTCGCTCCCCTAGCCAAACACTCCAGCGCAAACTGTACGCAATACGGAACAGGCAAATGACCTGGCGCATCCTCGGCGCTAATGTACAGCGTAAGGCCGCGCAGGCTTATGCCAAGGCGTTTAGCTACCTTGACCTGTGATAGGCCAGACTGTCGGATAAGGCCGCGCAGGTAGTCCGGCGCGGGGTTGTGGTGGGTTATGTTGGGGGTCATGCTGTAACCCGAGCAAACCAGCGGGCCGCACCTGCTTCGGTCTTAAAGTCTTTGCTCTGGCTGTAGGTCATCGCTGTGTATGTGCCATCTGCATTGCGAAAGACGCCGCGTGATAGTGTTTCGTTGTTGCCGGTTTCGATTTGCTTGTTCATGTTAGTTCTCCTGTTTGTGTATTGCTGCCCGCCGAAACGGGCTTTGTAGACTATAGAATTTCTGATAGCTTTCCAGTTACGCGAGTCTGGTTGCCGTTTTCGTCCTTAGCAACAATTTCTACTTGTTCGCCAATCCACTCGCTGGCGTGTGCGTCAATTCCTAGGCTGGTTACATCCAGCATGCCAGTAGTGTTGTCTGCGAGTAATACTTTGATTTGGTTTGTCATGTTAGTTCTCCTGTTTGTGTGTGATCAGTATATGCAGCCAGTGCTTATCGGTAAAGCGGGTTCCGACGAACGGTCATCTATTTTTATTGTTTAGCCAATCGCCCCACTGATCTCCCATCGCTGCGGCAATACCTGGATAGGTTTTAGACCGCTCAAGCCAGCGATTAGCTGACGGCGCAAGCCTGTTTTGTCCGCTATCTGTCTGGTTTGCCCATCGCTCAACCATTTTGCCGTTGTGCTGAACTATGCGCCCCGGTAAGCGCTTGCCCAGCACAAGCGCCGGCAGGCCACTTAACCACAGCCCTGTAGCCTTGCTGGCGTCGTCCCCGAACTGGTAGGGCTGTATTACTTGTGTCGGCCTGCTGATCGCTTTATTCACAAACGAGATTGCAGGGTTCTCGACCGCCACAGGGAAAGGCAAGGCAAGCAAGGCCCGAAAGTTGATGATTGCTTCTGATCGCGCAAGCCTCCTTTCATGACCAACTAACGTGCCCTCTTTTACCTTCTGATGATACGGGCCGTCTCCGTATGCCCACGCCGCACTCACGGTAAGGTAGGTGCACATTGGATGAAGCACTGCCATGCCCCAATCATTAGCGCGTAAAGCCCCCCACACGTCGCCCTGAATGTGCCAAGGCGAATTATCTCTAGCTGGCAAAAGGTCACAAGTCCACACCTCATGGCCCTGCTTCTGGAATGCCTGCCGGGTCAAGGGGCAGCATGAGTAGCCGATTAATACGCGGGCCATCAGAGGGCCGCGCCCGCTTCGATCAATTCTTTTTTGCTGATGACTTGGCGAAGCCATGCGCCGTCAGTGCCGAAGACATTGTAAAAACCGGGGAAAATGTCGCTTTCAGTTACTGAGCAAATCTGGACTTCTGCGATGACTGCGGTTACTTGAATGCGTGCTGGGTTGACGTTGTTCATTTTGTCTTTCCTTTCTGTTTGCTTGGTTGATGGATTGAGTATATGCACCCACTGCCTGCCCGTAAACCGCTTCCCGACGAACGGTACTTCTATTCCATCCCCTCCCCAATCGCTGCCGCTGCCATTATTGCCCCCGTTATCGAGCAAAACAGCCAGAATATCAACCCACCGATCATAGCACCAAGCGTCCAGGATATGACGACCGTTCGTCTGCTTGTGTGTATGGGTTGATATGGTCATTTTGTGACTGGCTGGTCAGGTTATGACATCCGCCAGCATCTAGCCCCTTTTTCTGTTTTTCTAAATGAAAATACTTTTCCGAATTTTTTAGAATGCCCGCTAGCTGCGTTTCTTGCATTTTGATATTTATCAGCAGAAACGAAAAAACTGTCACCAATATCCATATCCGGGAAAGGGTATTTCTTGCGACCGTTTTTTCCGTTGCCTTTTGGCATATCAAAGCCCTGTTCTATTTCGTACATGGTTTCATCTCCGCTGTGTTTTCAATACCACAATTGTACCTGCATGAAGACAAAAAGGCATGTTATTTTTTAATTAAAATAGGATCAATCTTGGCATCAAATTCCACCCCCAAAATATGGCACACTTTCATCCGCATTTAATGGGCTGGTACGCGGTACGGTTCCTAAAGGAACCTGTACCGTACCGTACCCGGCCCAAAATGCACTGCACCCGCCTGTACCCGCACCAATCTAAAAAAGGCTGCAACCGCTCTAGCTCGGTACTTTCAGCGGGTACAGTTAAAAGTGTACCCGCACTGCACCACCTGTACCAATCACCCATTTTTGCGAATCATCAAAATCGAGGTAATTTGAGGGCAAATAATGGCAAAACCGTGTCCCTTTTCTACCAGTATTTCGGCCTCAATTAGACGGTGAACAAGCCTCTTTTTTGACGGCGTTATGTACTGCTGTGCGCTGCTTTCTTTGATTCCCATTTGGTCAATAAGATAGGTTTTGAGTGCCGAGCGACTGACATAAGGATGACCGTCTGATACCTCCATACCGGATGACCACCAAGCTTTTTCTATAATCTGACGGTCTTCGCCGCCCTTAGCTGTTGCCGGTTTTGCTGGCGCATTAGCCTGGACCAATACCGCGCTGCTAACCGGGTCTCCATCCTCATCAAACCAATCATCAATAGCGACTGACTCAAGGCTGGCATACATTGGCGCGGCTATTTCTGCGTCCTTGCTCTTGCGCTGGATAATCTCCATAGGCGCGTCATCCTTGGACGGAACAATGCTTATCTCAATATCTAGCGCGCCACGCCATGCTGACGACCCACGCGCCCTGTGCTGTACCTCGTCACTGACGCCCGTGTGATGCACAAGAATAACCGTGCAGCCGAACTCATCCATCAGCATAGCGCAGGCGTCCAACATGCTCTTGGCGTCCTGTGCGCTGTTCTCGTCGCCCTTGAGAAATCGGTGAAGGGTATCCACCACAATGACGCCGGGCTTGCTCTTGAGCGCCCTTAGAGAAGTCACGACCCGCAAATACCCTTCCGGCGTGTTCAAGTCGCAACCAGCACGGCTAAGGTACATATCCAAAGGGCCGGAGGTGTTGTGCTGTTTCCATGCGGCTATTCGTGAGCGCAGGCCGTGATGACCTTCACCCGCAAGATAGACCACGGCGCAGGAGCGGGTTACATGGCCGAACCAATCGGGTTTTCCTGCGGCTATGCGCAGACACATATCGAGGACCATAAAGGTTTTTCCGCCGCCTGACGGGCCGTGGATCATCATTAGTGACTGCTTCTGACACCAATGCTTAACGTGCCACTGTATAGGCGCGGGCTGTTTGCAAAAGTCATCGGCGGCTATAAGCCAGTCATCGGCAGGAGGGTCCAGTAAACTGGCAAGGTCGCCGCCTGACAGATGAAAATCATTGGCGTCACCGGCTGCTGGTGGCATTACTACCGCCGCTCCGTACTTTGCGCTAGCCTGGTCAGCGTAGGACTTGCCAAGCCCGCTTTCATCATTGTCCGCCACCACTATGATAGATATTGACGGCCCTAGTCGCTCGCGCCATTGGTGCGTGATTTCCGGCAGATTGCTGGCGCTGTATGCGACCGCCACAGGGCTTGCGGTTACTTCGTGTATGGTTGCTGCGGTAGCGAAGCCCTCGGCTATATACAGCCGCTTAGCGCCGTCTGTATCGCCTATGATATTGCTGCATGCTTTTGTTAGCCCGCCCGGCTGATATTTCTTGCCGCCCTCGGCGTCGATGTATTGAAGGCTGGCTATTTCCCCGGCATCACTATAAAGAGGCAGCATCAGCCTACCGTCTGGCGTAACCCTGGCCCCATTCGGGCCTATCCCCTTGCGCGCCAGGTATGGATGATCGCCTGACGCGGCCATGCCGCCTCGCCATATTTCCTCAACCGCGTTGGCTGTTGCCGATTGCTTGAGCCTTTGCTCTGATGCTCGCGCCTCTCTTGCCTCGCGCTGCCGTCTTGTGGTTTCCATCTGTTCGGCTGCGGATAGTTCGCGGCCCATGTCCGACCGAAAGTTAACCTGCACACCGTCGCGCCAGCATCCAAAAGCACCGCTTGGTACGCCTTCAGGGTAAACCACATACCAGCCCGCATCATCGCCCTTTTTGCCGTGGCTGCTAAACCTGTGAACTTTGCCATCAAGGATCACCCTGTCAGGTGGCTCCATCCCTGACGCCTTGATAGCGTCGATCAGTTGCATCTCTGGCGGGTCTGTCAATACTGCCCGCTTTTCTGGTGGCGTAAATGCGCCGCCTAGGATATTGGTGATGTCTGTCACTTGGCATGCTCCGCTAGATAATCAGATAGCTTCTTTATGGTCGCATAGGATATGGCAGATTCGTCTATACCTCCCTTTGCCACCCTGCGAACAGTGTCATAGCTTAACCCAGTTGAGCGGGCAACCGCGCTAAGGTTTCTATCTTCCATGGCGGCGGATATGTCGTCAGGTGTCATCATTGGGTGTTGATCCTCATTTTTTCAGGTGTTGGGCTTTACATAATACATATTCAGCGCTAGTATGTAAATCGAAGCAGCAAACCGCAAACCGCGAACCGCTGCAAAAAAGAGGACGGCCAATCATGGCTATCAATCTAAAAAGCACCGCAGACGTGCATACGTCAGGCGTTAAGATTTTGGTGTATGGATCGGCAGGCGCAGGGAAAACCAGCCTTATTCCTACCCTTCCAAACCCTATTGTATTGTCGGCAGAAGGCGGTCTTCTGGCAATTTCAGACGCAGGCCTTCCATACATTGAAATTAAAAGCATTGACGATCTAATGGAAGCTTATCAATGGCTGACAGAAGACGAGCAGGGCATGGCATTTGAAAGCATTGCGCTTGATAGCATCAGCGAGATTGCCGAGGTTGTTCTGAATCATGAGAAGAAGGTCGCTAAAGACCCACGCCAAGCATACGGAGCAATGCAAGAAAAGGTTGCCGACATTATCCGGGCATTCCGCGACATTCCTGGCCGCAACGTCTACTTCAGTGCCAAGCTAGAAAAGCAGTCGGATGAAATGGGCCGCATTCTTTATAGCCCATCAATGCCGGGCAACAAGTCAGGTCAGTCTCTCCCTTACTTTTTTGACCTGATGCTGGCGCTGCGAGTTGAGCGGGATGCAGAGGGCAAAACAATGCGTATGCTGATGTGCGATACCGATGGAATATGGCAGGCAAAAGACCGAAGCGGAAAGCTTGACGCATGGGAAGAACCTGACCTTGGCCAAATCATAAGCAAGATTAGTTCCAAGTCATGAGCATCTATGATCTGTGGCTGATAGCCAAAGAAAACGAGCGGGCCGCTGTAGAAGAGCGCCGCATCCTGGAAGACCAACTAACAAAGGATCTGATGATAAGCGAAACACAGGAAGGCAGCAATTCGTATGACATTGACGGCTTCCGCATCAAAGTAACCTGCCGGATGAATCGCACTATCGACAGTGAAATGCTCCAAGAAGTTGCCGCAGAAGAGGGGCTTTCAGAGCATTTGCCCGACCTTTTCAGATGGAAGCCTGAAATTAACATGAAGGCATGGAAGGCAGCAGATGCAAGTATCACCGGCCCGCTTTTGCAGGCCGTTACAACCAAGCCCGGACGTCCGAGCTATTCAATTGAATCAATTCAGGAGTAATACAACATGGCTACATTAGGCTTCGCGGTAAACGTAAATGACCTGCCCGCACCCAGCAATAACTTTGAGCCGCTGCCCGCAGGATGGTACACGGTGACAGTTACCGGCGCAGAAATGAAAACCACCAAGGCGGGCACTGGTCAATATATTTCTGTCGCCTATAGCGTTGTCGGACCGACTCACCAGGGCCGGATGGTTTTTGGCAATCTTAACATTCAGAACCCGAACCCAAAAGCCGAAGAGATTGGGCGCCAGCAACTTGGCGAGCTTATGCG